TATTTGATAATCATATTGGCGCATATAAAGTAAATGGTATTCAAATAGAAAAAACAAGAACAACACATAACAAAACATTAAGCGATTTTTTAAGTACTACAAAAACGCCAACACACGCCAAAATTTGTTTTATTGATGACTTATATCATCCACATATGACAAGTAATAATGTCACATATATAAAAGTTCAGCCTTATATTATAGAATTACCTATAACTGTTATTACATCACGATTTTGTCAAAATACTAGATGTAATATACCATATAATGAGTTTCATAATATAATTTCTAGATTTTTAAATGCACCATCTATTCCACATAATGTTAAAACAAATCACATTGCAAATGGTGAAAAAATATTTAAAGAATTAGAGAAATTTTTTATCAATCATTATTAATCATTTAAATTAATCTCGCTTAACTCTTCTTCATTAAATAAATTATCTTCATTATCATCTTCATCGCCTATAAGAAGTGATTCATCGTTATAAATACTTAAAGAGCGAGCACTACAATCATCCGCATCCACGTATTTAGGCATCCAAAAATACGGAATCAAATGACTTTGATTTTTATAAACAGTATCATAAATTGTTCTATAATATAACTGCTCCATTGTTTCTGGAGTATTGTGAGTATATTCTATAGTATTGTCATATTTAATTGATTTTTGTTTGCTTACAAACTCTTCAATTATTTTATACCATGGCCTCTCTTTGCTGCTTACCCCATCACTAAATTCTTCTTTTTTACGCCATAAAACACTATCTGGTAAATAATCTCGGTCAAATGCTTTTCTAAATAAATATTTTTCTTGTTTTTTATTTGTTTCATATCTATAGTTTGCTGGAATTGAAAAATAAAAGGCTATAAAATCTAAATCTAAAAATGGGGAGCGTGACTCAAGGCCATTACTTGAAATACACATATCAGAACGTAATAGATCAAATCTACTAATATCATTTAATAATCTTTTACATTCTTTGTCAAACTCTAAGGCATCTGGCGCATGATTCATATATAAGTAACCACCCATTAATTCATTGCTTCCATCTCCATTAAAAATTACTTTGGCATCCGATGTTTCAGAAATATATTGAGCAATTAATAAATTACCAACACTTGCGCGAATTGTTGTAGTATCATAACTTTCAATTGTCTCAATCACTTTTTGTATGGAGGCAAAAAAATCTTCATCAGAAACAATTACTTCTGTATGATTTGATTTAATATATTTGGCAACCTCTCTCGCATATTTTAAGTCTTCAGACCCTTCTAATCCAATACTGTAGGTTTGTATTGATTTGCCATATATTTTACTTACTAATGAAGCCACAATGCTGCTATCTAACCCTCCTGATAATAAACAAGCAACTGGTTTAGAGGTTGTACTAACACGTTTATAAACTGCTTCAAAAAATATGTCATGAATATTATTTGTAATGGTATTCATATTTATTTCTTCGCTATATTGACTAATTCTTGTTAAATTAAACTTATCATATTTTGTATGAGAAGCAATAAACCATTTATCATTCTCTGTTTTTTCTAATACCATATAACTGCCAGGGTCAAGTGGCCTAATTATAAGATTTTTCTCTCCATTATCTCCATTATTTTGTGTAAAAAAATATAATTGTTTCATAGTAGACGCAAATCCTAAGATTGAATCGCATTTTTCTGAAATGGATTTGCTTGTCAAATAAAATAAAGACCGTTCCCCAAATTTATCTCTTCCAATAAAAGTTTTATTACTATCATTATCAATTAAAATAAAAGCATAGACGCCGTCTAAACATTTAAGAGTATAGTCCATGCCATATTTTTCATATAAATGAATTATTACTTCACTATCACAAGTTGTTGTTGCTTTAATATTCATTAATTTATACAATTGTTTGTAATTATATATCTCTCCATTACAAATTAAAACTTTATTATTATATTTTAAAGGTTGATCCGACTTCTTATCTAATCCATTTCTATTTATTAATTTATTAAAGGATAAATAAAACAAAAAGATTTTATTATTTATATATGTTTTTGATGAATCTGACTCTGACTCTTGCTGATGACTTTTTTTTGCTTGGTCTTCTATAATAGTATTTGACAATTTGATTTGGTTATAATTTAATAAGGCAAAAATACTAGACATGTATTAATAATAATATCATAATTTCTTTTTATATTTTTTTTATTATACAAATATATATGGAAATTACAAACAATTCAAACTATTTAAGTAATACTGGCAATTATAGCAATTATATTAATAAACGAATATTAGAAAGAACAATGCAATTTGAAAATATAGAAGCATTAATTTCGCCTAGACCTCAGTCTACATTATGTACAATGCCATTACAGAATATTATCCCACATGAATCTTGTAAAGCAATAATATTAAATTATGAAAATAATTATACCTTAAATAGTACTACTAGTAATGCCAATACTTGTAATATAAATGGCAAATGGTGTAAATATGTTAATAACATAGATACAGAATCTATATTAAAGAATCAAGTATATGCATTACAACATGCACCACATACAAAATATGTGCCTGATAGTTGTAGTGATTTATATAAATCAAATACTATTAAAACTTATAATAATTATAATAAAAACATGAAACAATATAATCCTTCTAATATATCTAACATACCTAACATACCTAACATACCTAACACAAATTTCTCAATAGTATTTAATGAAGATACTCGTCAAATTTTAAAAAATAACAAATTGTAATATAGTATAAATACTATGAATATTATAGAAACAAGCCAAGAAACAAGCCAAGAAGCACAAAAAGATTCTTATATTAATAAAATAACTTTAGAATATTTATTAAATCCAAGCATACATCTTAAGACTAATAATTCAAATGAAATACTTGAAAATGATATTAAATTTTATAAAAAACGAATATGTCAAATTACAAAAGAGATGAGTCGTGGAGAAGTTATTAATCAAAATTTACAATCTATTTTTAATAATTATGCAACCCAGTTAATATATTATTTTAAACAAATGGATTATGACGAACTACATAAAGGAGAATATAATGATTTAACAAAAGAGTTAGTTACAACATCGCAAACACTACAAACATCGCAAACAATAAAAGATATTAATATTAATGATCCAATGTTAAAAAATAAAGGAATCAAAAAAAATTAATATTCAACATATATAATAATAAAAAAATATGTATAAACAAACTAAACAAACTAAAAAAAATAAACAACCTAAACAAACTAAAAAACAACAGAATCAATATAAATTAAATTGTGGTCCAACTAAAAAACTGAGTTATTCTTGTTATGAGCCAAAGAGTATAATTAAAATGAAAAAAGCGTGGAATAATTACTATCCAAATAATAAAATTGCGTCAAATGATGTATTAGTAATTTGGAAATTTTTAACAGAGAATCTTAAAGAAAAATGTTCTAATGAAAAATGTTGGTTATTTCAACCATTTATGTCTAATCATTTAGATAAACATTTAACAAACTTTACATTCGCACCGCCATCACCAAAAGAATGGAAAACAAATCCAAATACATGGTTGACAAATTTTGATATTGAAAAAGTTTTAAAACAATATGAATATAAATATAAAAATTTTAAATTAATTGGACCATCTGCGATTGATTTTGATAAAAAAATTAAACCAAATCAGTGCGTTTATGATGAATTATGTAATTTTAAAATAACAGAATATAAAAAAAAAGGACTAACAAAAATAGGTATTGTTTTAAATACTGATCCTCACCATCTTGATGGTTCTCATTGGATTTGTTTATTTATAAATATTACTCTTCAATATATTTATTTTTTTGATAGTAATGGATTAATGGTTCCAAAAGAAGTAACCGTTTTTATGAATAGAATTCATACACAAACTAAAGAATTAGGTACCCCATTTAAAATAATAATTAATGAAGTAGAACATCAAAAATCAAATACCGAATGTGGTATGTATGTCTTATATATATTAATTTCTCTATTAAAGAAAGATACTTATCCAGACTTTAAAAAAATTATTCCTGATTCTAAAGTAGAATGTTTAAGAAAAATACTTTTTAATTAATTATATTTTATATTTTATATTTTATATTTTATATTTTATAAAATATAAATACTATCCTATTTAAACTATATATATAGAATGAATAATAACTTTATATCAAATGAGAATAAAGCGTTTATATGGCAACTTTTAATGGAAGCAAATGCTTTCAATAATATTTCAAATAGCAAATTTCAACAAATAAACTTAACTTATGAAGCAATTATTAGTGAAATTTCAAAAAACGCGGGAATGAGTTTAATTGAAAAAAATAAATTACTAATGAGTAAAATGTTTGAACTATTAAATCATTTAAAATATGAAAATCAACATACTCGGTTACAAAATGTTGATATTAAAATAGATTCTCAAAAAGGAGAAACTGATTATATAAAACTTGTAAATCATAATAAACCAAAAGATATTAGTTTCAATGATCAAATAGATAAACCATTTAATCCTAGTGAATTAAATACAAAATTAAATGAAATAATGGCTGCTCGGTCTTATGATAACCCAACTTCAATATTAAATAAATCAAACGATAAAAAAGTTGCATTTTCTTCAATCCTAGAAACAATTCAAGAGAAAGATTCAACAAATGAAAATCTTTATACACTTTTACAAAGTATAGCATCAGACTTAAAAATATCTATTAATAAACAAGATTTAATTCTTGAAATGCTTAATAAAGAAAAATAGTTACTTAATAGTTACTTGATAGTTACTTGATATTTTTCATAAATTGGAGGTTCATCTGCTGGAGCAGTATTTTTAAAAGAAATAGTTCCTATTATAACTGGATTATTTAATTTTATAGAATCTAAGGTATAAAGAGTAGTTTCAACTACTTTATTGGCATTTTCATTTATTTGTATTAAATCCAATATATTATAACCACATTCTAGTTTAGTACCATCTTTATTTGTTATTAAAATTGGTTTTATTTGTATTTTTTTGGCTTGTTTATTTAATTTTTTGGCATCATCTTTCTCATCGGTTTCTATTGCTGGAGTATATATATATTTATTAGTATTTGTAGAGCCAAAACTTAAACATCTTAATTCTGAACTTGAGCCAACCGCATTATGTAGATTACAATCAATAGAAGATTCTTTCATATTTTTTAAAATTTCTTGAGTTATATTTTCTTTT